CGTTTATTGGAGCGGCGGCAAAGGGCGGCGACGCCCTGGGCTTGTCATTCCTGGACGCCAACAACCAACTAAAGAGTATGCCGGAGATCCTCGACCAGCTCCGGGGCAAATACGGCGAGACCATCGACGCGATGGAGAAGCAGGAGATCGCCGAAGCCTTCGGAACGGACGAGGCCGTCGACCTCATCGACCTGCTCTACAACAAGTGCGGAGACCTGCAAGGGAATATCCTCACCATGTACGACGCCCTCGGCTCCGGCACCGGCGTCGCCACGGAGATGGCGAACGCAATCAACGAAACGGAGCCCGAGAGGTTTGAACGGCTCACGCAGCGCATCCAGAACGTGAAGGAGTCGATCGGGAATAGCTTACTCCCGACAATCAACGATCTCATGTCAACCGGCGAGCAGGTGCTCACAAAGGTCGGCTCGTGGGTCGAGGAGAACCAGGAGCTCGTCCGGGTCATCATGCTCGTCGTCCTGGCGATCGGCGGCTTCCTCACCATAGCGGGCACGGTCATCGCCGTCGTCTCCGGCGTGGGATTGATTATCACGAAGGTAATCTCCGGGTTCAAGCTCCTCAAGGCTGGGTTCCTATTAGCGAAGGGAGCGCTCACTCCGCTCATATCGAGCGTGTGGAGCTTTACGGCGGCGCTCCTGGCGAACCCCGTCACCTGGATCGTGATCGGCATCGTGGCCCTCATCGCGGCCCTGGTGCTGCTCTACAACAAGTGCGAGTGGTTCCGAAACGCGGTCAACGCAATCATCGACTTTTTCAAGGAGAAGCTCGGCGCAGCTCTTGAGGTCGCGTCGGCGATCTTCTCCGGCATCGGCAACGTCATCGGCTCCGTCATGAACGCAGCGAAAGCGACGGTCTCCCAGAACCTCGACAACATGCGATCCGCATACGAGGCGCACGGAGGAGGCATCCGGGGCGCGGCAGCGGCAGCGGTCGAGGGCGTCAAGGGCATCTATACGGCGGGCTTTTCCTTCCTGGATAACCTCACCGGCGGACGGCTCTCGGCGATCCGCGACAAGTTTGTCGGCTTTGTGACGAACATAGCCTCGGGCGTGTCCGAACGGTTCACAGCCGTCAAGACGGCGTTCTCCAACGGGATCACCGCGATCAAGAACACGGTCACGGGAGCCGTGACGTGGTTCTTTGAGTCGGGCAAGCGCGTCGTCACCACATTCGCGAACGGTATCAAATCGGCGTTCACGGGCGCGGTCGACGCGGTAAAGGGCGGCTTGCAGCGCATCCGAAATATGCTTCCCTTCTCTGACGCGAAAGAAGGCCCTCTCTCGACGCTGACCCTCTCGGGACAACGCACAATGACAACCTACGCCCACGGCCTAGAGCTGGCGCAGGATGCACCCGCCCAGGCAATCGAGAAGGGGCTCGACGGCGCGAAGGCTACGCTCGAACGCGAGCCCGTCCAGAAGGTCGACCTCACAAGCGGAGGCGGCAAGAAGGAAGGCTCCGAGAGCGGAGGCTCCGGCGAGGGTAGCTCCGGCAAGCAAGTCATCATTCAAAAGCTGCTCATTCCGGTCGACCTCAAGAAGATCAAAGACCTCGAGCAGCTCCTCGCGATGCTCAAGGAGGTCGAGGACTACGCCGAGGCCAACGGCAGCGAGGAACCCGCAGACGATCAAGACGCCGAACCGGCACCGGCATAACAAGGAGGGAGAGACGACAATGATTTACACCGAAGACCAGATCGTCAAGGTGAACGGGGTCGTCCTCCCCGGCCTTGTTAAGAGTATCGAGGTCAAGGAGTCGGCCAAAATCGACGAGCAGGAGGTCGAGGGCAGCGCCACAAAGCCCAAACAGGCGACGGGCTACGAGGACGCGAAGGTCAACATCGAACTCATTCTCGACGACACACCAACGCAAACGAAGTACCAGCGGCTCGAGACGCTTCGGGCGATCTTCCGAACGCCCGGCCAGTCAGTCCCGAAGCCTATTCCTATTGTTAGTGAGGCCACGGCGGCGCACGGGGTCGACAAGGTTCTGTTCAAATCACTCTCCCACAAGTCGGAGAGCAAGAAGGAACAGATCTCCGTCTCTCTTGAGTTCTGGGAGTATGTCCCCACCACAATTCAAACGACGAGCAGCTCGTCGGGATCTTCGTCCGGCGGCGGCTCCTCCGGCGGGAGCTCCGGCGGAACCCAGCAGCAAACGAGCCTGACTTCCGATTATCAGAAGTACCTACAATCAAGTCGGGGGAAGTCTCCGGCGGTGGACGATGCAGGAACGGCGGCAGCGCTCGACAAGGTCTCGCAGATGCCGTACTAAGGGAGGAGGAACCGGATGGAAACACTCGAATTATTCTACCCCCAGATCTCGGCCAGAGCTGGCCCCTATACCTTCGACAAGGGCGTCGAGATCGAGGTTTATTCCTCAAAGACTTCTTATTTTGATTGGGCGAAGATCCGCTTCACGGAACAGTTCCAGCCGAAGATCTCGCTCAAGAAGAAAGACCCGGCGGCGATAGAACTCGGCTATGATGACATCTTCGAGGAAGTGTTCATGGGCTATGTCTCGAAGCCGTACAACGGCGGCGGCTTTACCGACGAAGTCACGCTCAAGGACGAGATGCTGCTCCTCGAGGAGACGCAGATCAACGACACGTTCCTGGACACGACGCCCCAGGAGATGATCTCCTACTTCCTGGGGAAGGCTGGCGTCTCAAAGATGAAGCTCTCGTCCCAGGGCTACCCGAAACGAAAGCGGCTCCCCATTCGGCAGATGAGCGTCATCGAGGCGATCAATGCCGTGCATGCCGCATGGAACACGAAGCAGCCCTTTTTCTTTTCGGGCGGCGTCTTCTATTGGGGGGAGAAGCCGGAGCAAAGCAAGATCTATACGTTCGAGTACGGCGTGAACATCATCTCTCTGGTGAGGACTGGCGGGGCCTGGGAGCTCGAGACAGTGTCCGCCCCGTTTGTGCGCCACTCCCACAAGATCAACGTCATTCACCCGAAAGTGAGCGGGGAGTTCGAGGTCTCGAAGGTGGTCTCATCCACCGGGGAGAACGGCTTCATCCGCACGAAGATTTATTTCTAAGAAAGGAGGGGCGGGATATGCTCGAGAAGATGATGCAGGCGGTAGCCCGGAAGATCATCGCGCAGGAATACCCACACGCAAAGAGTCCCTCCGTGGTCTATGCCACCGTCAGCACGGCGACGCAGCTCGCGGAGACCTTTGAGCTCAATAATCTGGTCATATACAACGAGGCAAAGGGAGAAGTTTTCCCGGGGCGCATAACGGCCTTTTGGAACGAGTACACCCTCGTCGTCGTAGACCGATGGGGAAATAGGGACGAGAGCTTCCCGGCCCTTCCCGGCGTCAGGTCGAAAGCACAGTACAAGGTCGGGGCCGTTGTGGCCGTTGCTATGGCATACGGGGACAGCCCCGCGATCATCGGGGAGGTGCAGCTATGACCGGGTTAAACGACACAGACGTCCGCCTTAATGACGAGTGGGCTCTCACCCAGGCGGCGGACGGCGACGCCCCTCTCTGCTCCGGCCTGGACTGTCTCTATCAGAATATCATACTTGAAGCCCTGACACAGCCGGGAGATCTCTTTTATGACCCTGCCTTCGGCTGGGGCTTGTATGAGTTCATACAATCGGAAGACGACGACCTCACTCGGCTTGAGATTGCGCAGCGGGCCCGGCTGGGGCTTCAAAAGAGAGAGGTGATCGCGCCCGAGAGCATAGAGATCGACGTCGGCTTCTCGAGCGATGTCTTCCGGCTCCGCTGCTCCTTCCGCTTCCTGTCGGAGGATGAGCCCCGGGAGCTCAATGTTGTCGTGAGCGCGGTCGGCGTGGAGGTGATAACAATATGATCGACAAAGCAATACTTGACGAAGTCCTTCCGGTGCCGGAGCTTGAGGCGCTCAAGGAGGAGAAGATCTCCGAGCTGAAAGAGGAGGGCTTTGTAATCACGAACTTCCACTCGGGCGGCGTGTTCTATACGCTGCTCATGGTAGTCCTCCGTATCAAGATTGAGTTCACGGAGCTCCTCCGGGTCATTCTGAACAATATGTTCCTCTCCCACGCCTCCGGCGCGTGGCTCGACCTCAAAGCGGCTGACTATGGCAAGAAACGGAAGAAGGCCCAGAAGACGCAAGGACTTGTCACACTGACCAGAACGGACGCCCAGGGTGAGGCCGTCAAGATCGAAAAGGGCCACATCTTCAAGACACAGATGGACATCAACGGAGAGGAGCTTCGGTTCTTTGCTGTTGAAGCGGCAGTCCTGCAAAAAGGGGCGAGGTCGGTCGACGTCCTTGTCGAAGCGGAAAAGGAGGGCGCTCGGTACAATGTGCCGGAGGCGCAGATCACCCGGAGCCTCACGTTCCTCAACGGGGTCGACGGGATCTCCAACACCGAGGATTGGGTAGTCCGGGAAGGCAGCGACACAGAGGACGACGAAGGACTTCGGACGCGCTCTCTCCGCTCCTGGTCAGAGCTTGCGGCCCGGGCGATCGAGGACACCTTTGTCAATGCAGCGGAGGCCGTCCAGGGCGTCCTATTCGCACAGGCAGACTGTGACCACCCGAGAGGGCAAGGGACGGTCGATGTGATTGTAACAGGGACAGCCGGAGAGGCGACGGAAGGACTTCTCGACGAGGTTCGTGAGGCCGTTGACAAGATTGCCGGGCCATACGATAATATTCTTGTGAAGTCGTCCGAGACCGTTCCCCAGGACATCGCGGTCACGGTATCGACTTCCGACGTCTCCTCGGAGGAGGAAATCAAGGAGAGGATCTCCTCGATCCTCTCGGAACTGCTCGCGGTCAGAAAGGGCCGGAGGTTCAACGAACTCCGGCGCTCCGACATCAACTTCGCGATCCGCAGCAGCTACAGCGCGGCCACCAATGCGGAGATCACAGCTCCCGCCGAAGATGTTGTCCTGGGGAAGGACAAGGTCATCACCCTCGGGGCCGTCTCTGTAACCGTCAGAAGGGAGTGAGCGGATGAAGCGCTTCGACACCTTCGGCGAGTATATGTTCGACCTGCTTTTTGCCCCGCTGAAACGAGGCAAACGGACGGCGAACCAGCTCTTTATCTTCTTCAAAGTCGTCGGGCGTGTGTTTGATGGGATGAAGAAGGACGCCTTCCGAGTCCGGGACGAGGCAAACGTCGCAACCGCGAGCCCGGTCATGCTTCCGGTACATGGACAGGATCGAGACATGCCGAGGCTCGAGGGTGAGGATATAGAGAGCTACCGGACACGCCTCTCCATGAAAGGAGTAATCTCCGAAGCGGGAGGCATCAAAAGCGGCATCCTCTATGCCCTGGCGTCGCTGGGGTATGAGCAAAGCACGATCGAGCCGTTCTCCTATCAAGATCCCGAACGCTGGGCCGAGTTCATTGTATTCCTCAAAGGCTCAAAGCAAAGCGGCGTCAACAATCTCGCAGTTATCGACGCCGAAGTTCGGAAGGTCAAGGAGGGCAGCTCGAAGCCCTCTTACGGGGCCGAGTCTGGCGGGGTCATCGAGATCCACTCCGAGACGATTTCCGGGTTCTCGCGGTATCCCCGTTGCGGGGAAATAGTTTGCGGCGTGTGGCCTCATGTTGTCAGTATCGGCCACCTGTTGAGCTCCGAAGTCCAGGCCGTCAGCACCCACGACTCCGGCGAGGTAGAGTTCCCCAAGGTGGGAACGATTGCAGCCTCCGAAAAATTCTATCAGCCGTGCGCGTTCGTCATGTATGAGGCCCTGTCCTCCGAAATTGAGGCGGGCTCCGCATTTGACCACGGCGCGAAGATCTACCCTGTTTGCTCTCCGGGGCTCCGGTGCTCCGGCGTGACACTTATGACGGAAGGAGGGGAAAAACATGCCGAAGACGATCACATCACTCGGGATTGAGAAAATCGGGCGTCGCTTTGCCGACTCGGTCGACCATGCGGCCTATACGCTGAACGGAGCGCCGAAGACGGTCGCGCCGTTCCGAAAAATCGTTGAAGCGGAGTCCGTGAAGATCTACATCTACTTCGACGACACAATCTCCGGCAATGTGGCGAACGTGCAGCTCGTCGACGCAGACGGCGACGTCGTCGCACAGTCTGACCGGGAGTTTGAAAAACCGCCGAGCAAGGGTCTCTATGTAGCCTTCAAGTACACAATCATCGAAAAAGAAACGGAGGTACAGATCGAAAGTGAACAGTTATGAAAAAATCGGATGGCTTGACCACGTCGAGGATGTCGCGACGGGCGAGGTCATCCAGGAAGGAACGCCGGTCAGTCAGACGAACATGAACCACATGGACGAGGGCATCTATCAGAACCGAGAAGCTGTCATTCTCCATGAGGCCCAGATCGCCGACGCGCAGAAAGAGATCAAAGTGCTGAAAGACGCCACCCTCAACAACATGACGAACAACGTTTTTCTCATCAATTTTGACTCCGTGAACTCGGTCGCGATCACCTCTGGTATCTATGACCCCGTCGCGCGGAAACTCTATGTATAGGGCGGCTTGCACCCTAAAAGAAACAAGCTGCATACTCGGGAATTTTTTCGGTGAGCTTTGCCCGATATGCGAAAAGTGCCGAGACCTCTCGGAGGACGAGCTCGTTATTATGACCGCGAGCGGCCTCACCCTCGAAGGGGAGTCCGTCCTTGTTATCGAGGGGCACAGCTCCATCACGGGGAAGCCCGCGAAGGTAAAGCTCACCGACTTCGGCTTCGAGTTCTTCGGGGATGACGTCACCGAGGAGGAGGTCGCTCGCGTTAGAAATGCGAGGTGCTGCTACATTGGAACCGTCGATACTTCAAAAGAAAGCTGAAATCTTTCTTGAGAGAGATGTCTACCCCTTGCTCAAGAATTTCCCCCAGGCCGAAAAGTTTAGTTTGTCGCAAGAGATCAAGCAATCATGCTTCCGGCTGATCCGCGCGGCGGTCATGGCGAACAACCTCACCGTCGTCAAGAAGCGGCTCGAATGGCTGGACGAGGCGGACGCCGAGAAGACGCTCCTCCTTGTGCTGTTTGGAGTCGCCCGGACGCAGAAGTACATCACCGAGAAGAAAGTCCACGAGCTGCAAACCAAACTCAACGAACTGGGGCGCATAATTGGAGGCTTGCAAAAGCACTTCATCAACAACCGATAAAAAAGTAAACCGCACCTACTTAGGGTTATCTCTGTATGGCGTCGAACCGCGCGAACCGTGGGTACAATTCGGCCCGCAACTGGAATTACAACTCGTCCGGCAATCGGAACGCGAACCTCGGTTTCCGCCCCGCCTTGTAGGTTATTACGTCATTCGCGGCTACGGCTTCGAGTGCGTGTCCTTGTTATACTTCAAGGGAGAGGTAATCCTTCGCCTTGTCTCTGACGGCGTAAAAACAGTGACGAGCGCCCGGCCCGCCCTCTCGTATTGGGAGGCTGGGGGTGAGTCTGCAATGTGGGTAAAAACCCGCGTCATAGGTGCCAAGCCGTTTCTGAAAAGGAAAGGATGCCACGATGACGAAATTCCCCTTTTTTGTAAAGACCATTCACAATATAAAGCGCCCGGTCGTCCCTCCTCCACTTCCAGCCTCTCCGTATGAGAAAGTAATCGACTACGAGAACCTCAAGGAAGGCTACAGGAAAGCGACGCGCGGGCAAAGGAAGTACACCCGGGAGGCCGTCAAGTATGACCTCCTACGAGAGAAGAACAATGTCGACCTATGGCGAGAGCTCAAGAACTCGAAGTACACCCCGGGGCCGTATCATTCTACGGTCATAACGGAGCCCAAACGGAGAGACCTCTCAATCCCTGGACTCCGCGACAAGGTGGTGCAGCTCGTCATCCATGAGGAGCTGCAAAACATCTTCCGGCCCGTGTTCATCGACGGATCGTTCGCTTGTCAGTACGGGAGAGGCCCGATCCGCGCCGCCCTCAAGGTGCAGCACGACATGAGGGTCGCCCGCATGAAGTGGGGCGACGATGTGGCCGTCATTAAAATAGACGCCCGGAAGTTCTTCTACTCCATCGACCGCGACCTGCTCAAGAAAATCCTTGCGAAGCGGTTCAAGAAGCTCAAGAAGAAGCGCCCCGACATGTACGGGGATCTCCTTCGGTTTTACCGGCTTCTTTGCAAAGTGATTGATAGCTCGCCGGAGGGAGAGCGAGGCATCCCGCTCGGGAATGTCAGCTCCCAGGACTTCGCGAACATCTACCTCAACGAGCTCGATCAATTTTGTGTCCGCTTCCTCGGGGCGAAGCTCTATACCCGGTACATGGACGACGTCGTCATCGTTGCGCCGAGCAAAGAGATCGCCCGGGAGTGGCTGGCAAAGATCAAGGAGTTCCTCCAAGTGAGGCTACACCTTGACACCAACAAGAAGACAAAGGTTTTCTACATGCGGCAGGGCGTGAACGCCTACGGCTTCAAAATCCGAGCTACCCACATGATGCTCCGCACCGAGTCCAAACGGCGAGAGAAGCGGCGTATCAAAGCGATGGTTCGGAAGATGAAAGAAGGCAGGATCGCGCGGGCGGAGGTCGTCCAGGCGGTAAACTCGTGGATCGGGTTCGCCCGGTGGGCCAGTTCCTACAATCTCGCGAAGAAGATATTCGCGCCCTACCGCTTTATCAAAACGGAAGGAGAGATCCCTTATGGCGCAATATCTCGGAACCGTCAAGCTCGGCGGATTCTACAACAACGGCGCAATTCTCAAGCGGCCCACAAAGCCGTGGCGGCCTGACGACTCCGCAGGCGGGAACAGCGGCTACGGAGACATCCCGCAGATGTCCGGCAGCATGGCGAACTACACCTTCGGAGACACTCCCAGCGCGGACGCGAACAAGCTCCAATGGGTCAAGATCAAGGACGGGGACAAAACCCTCCTCATTTGCGACCGCGTCATTCTGGTCAGCGTCTCGTGGGACGACTTGAACGGGCAGGGCTATGTCACCGGCAAGACCATCACCATCGACGGGACAAAGTACAAGTGCCGCCTCCTCACCGGAGGCAGCAACCGGCGGAATAACGACTACTACGCCG